ACACGGTATTACTGGACAATTGGATAAATCGGTTTTTATTGCCTTTGCAAAATTTGAGTTAATATCAGAAGCTTTAATCAATTCTCCGGATTTGAATATCTTCATTTACTTTTCTCCACTTGAATTTCTGAAAATTCATACAAATTTTTGGAGAAAAGTAAACTAATTTATGTAATAAAAACTTATATTGGATAATCAGGTCAAGGTGTTTTATCTTCTCCACCATCTCAAGGAGCGCCGTGTTGTTCAGTCAAATCCCTTAAGATTTGTCTATATTTCATAACAGCTTCTTTCTTTTCATCTGTTATTGGATAATCATTTAATAATAAGAAATCAGTAGCAGCTATTCTTTCATCTCTTTTAGCTCTTAATCTTTCAAATTTTCCTTCAGTACTATTATAATATTTTAGATATTCTTCTTGCTTTTTATCATCTTCATCTTTCATTTTTTGTCATAATTTAACATATGGAAGAACTTCTTTTTCATATGATTCAATTTGTTTATTACTATAATCATTTAATTCAATATGACCTGAACCATTATGTCATTGAATTGCTCTTATATCTTTAGGTCAATTATATTCAACAATATATCCAATCCCATCTATTACAACTAATTTATCTGGAATTATTACAGTTACATTATTTTTCATTTTTTGCTCCTTCTATTTCTAATGTATAATTTGCTTCTATTATATCTGTATAACCATTAGCTAATGAAACTAATTGTCTTCTTGTAGCTTCGGAACTTTTAATATTTTCACATCTTCCTGCTGATACCTCAGCACCAACTTTATTAACCTCATCAGCAACAACAGCTAAATTATTAATTTGCTGCATTAATAATATAGGGGTCAATGTAATTGCACACCCTTCAATTCTTGCTTCTGTTACTTGAGAATTCGTACTATAATTTAATCAAAAAATACATCCGCCTTTTTTATTATGCTCTGGACATTCCTCAAAATTTCTAAATGGACAACCTGACATTTTATTTCTCCTATTAACTTTTTTTACATAATATCGCATCAATATACTTAACTTTAAGATTTACTGATGCAGAACCACTTCCAGAAAAAGAGTGATTATGAGATGTTCCAGAAAAAGAATGCGTATGTGATAAACTGGAACCAGCCATTGTAGAATCTTCTCTAGCATATGATCCGTGATGGTATCTTTTTTGCTAAATAATCTCCTCCTCCATCACTTGTAGTTACATTAATTGTATGATTATGTCTAGGCATTTGACCTGTAGTTAATGTAGTAGATCCAATTGTTCCACTGGTTGCTTTATTACCTGTATTTCCCGAGACTGAAACAGATATACTTTTAGATGTAAATGCGGATGTAAAATCTATACTACCATTAATTTCACCACCTGATGAACCTGTTACTATTCTTATAGCAGCATTGTTGGTTATACTTTGCTTAATTCAATATGTAGGTGCTTCCCTCTGTACAAATAACATAATTGTTCCAGTCTTAATATTACTTTTATCAAAATTAGCATTTATCTCAGATGCCTTTATTACTTGTCCCACCTTAAATATAATCATTGCTTTTCCTCACTTGAATTTCTGAAAATTCATACAAATTCTTGTGAAAAAGTAAACAATTCTTATATTTTCAATAATCAACTTAATTTTTTCTACATAATATAACATCAATGTATTTAATAGATAAATCTACTGTAAAATTACCACTAACACTATGACTATGTGACATAGAACCACCACTTGATCCAGAATTGAACTGATGCATGATATGTGTACTACCACCAGCAGCACTTCCCCAACCATCATGTGCCTCATTTATTCTATGACTATGAACAGGCATCTGATCTATAGTCAATGTTGTTTCACCCATATTACCAGATACAGGTAACGGAAATTTAGATGAAAACATTGTACTAAAATTAGTTGATCCTGTTAGTACACCTCCAGTTGAACCGGATATAACTCTAATAGCTGCATCATTTACTATATTCTGCTTAACTCAATATGTAGGTGCTTCCCTTTGAACAAATATCATAACAGTTCCAACTTTAATATTACTTTTATCAAAATTAGCATTTATATCTGCTGCTTTTATTACATCACCAGTCTTAAATACAATCATTTAACTTTTCCTCACTTGAATTTTCAAAAATTCATACAAAATAATAAGGAAAAGTAAACTATTCTTTTAACTCTTCTTACATAAAATCATGTCTATATACTTAATAGATAAATCTACTGTAAAATTACCTCCAACACTATGACTATGAGATTGAGATCCACCAGCAGCTTTAGTTGATATACTATGTTGATGTGCACCTGCTCCTTGAACATATGGTCGTCTATCTCCAGTTCAGTTACCTGCATTAGTTCCATGACTATGACTAGGCATTTGATTTACAGTCAATGTAGTTTCACCTAAATTACCAGATATAGGCAACTTAAAACTCGTTGAAAACATTGTACTAAATGATGTTGAACCATATATACTTCCACCTGTATTTCCAGATATTATTCTTATGGCAGCATCATTTGTTATATTTTGCTTAGCTCAATTATTAGGAGCTGACTTCTGAGCAAATGGCATCACAGTTCCTGACTGAAAATCACATTCAGCAAAATTAGCATTTATATCAGAAGCTTTTATTATATCTCCAGATCTAAATATTATCATTCACTTCTCTCCACTTGAATTTCTGAAAATTCATACAAATTTCTGAAGAAAAGTAAACTAAAATAAAATTTCTACTTAATCTCTATACAAAATGAATTTAATTCACGATACTGTTTATAGTTATTTTCTCTTAAATTCAATCTTGAATTTGCTGATGATACTCCCATACGTAAATTTGCTGTATATCAATATCCATAATCATCATCTCCTGTTATTTCCTTATCATTAGTTCAAAAAAATCAAAATCATTTATTGCCATAGCTAGGTGTATATCATCATCCAGTTCTTCAAACTAATTTTGCTGTTGAATTTACATTTAGAACTCCTCCGACCACCTACCAATTCCTGTGCTGTCTTAGCTACTTCGGCTATTTCTGCTATACCAGCTTTATCAGCATATGCAATTGTACAATCAGTTCTTCCGGTTCCACCTTTATTACATGGAATGAGTGGACAATTGCTTAAATCGGTTTTAATTGCTTTAGAAAAATTAGCATTTATATCTACAGCTCGTATAACTTCTCCGGATTTGAATATCTTCATTTGAAACTCTCCACTTGAATTTTCAAAAATTCATATTCAAATCCGGAAAAAAGTAAACTAATCTCTAATATGAATTATACTCATTTTCTAAATTAATTCTTGCTCTATTCTCATATAAATCCTTAAAATAGTTCGTACAATATATTTCATCATCTAATAAATTTCTTATTTTTTCTTTTCTTAAATTAATATCCCATTCAACATTTTCCTTTTTCATCTTACATATATAATCATCATATTCATCTTTAGAAGAACCTAATATAGATAAATCTAAATCTGATAATAATGTTTTCATTGATGAATTTATATAATCTGTCGAAAATATTTCCAGAATAACATTATCCATAAATGATTCATATCTGAATTCAGGATATGAACTTAATTCATCATAGAATTGTTTAACATATTGAACACTGTTATAAACATTTCTATCAATATCATGAAATATGATTCCTAATGTCATACATTTTGTAATATATTCAACTTCATAATCTACAAAATCATTGTTTTTAATATAAGATTCAAATTCAGTAAACATTTTAGTTAAATGCGTCATATTATGATATATTCTATTATATCTACTTTTGATATAATTCCATTTTGTATCTACATTAGGATAAAAAGGAAAATTTTCTGACATGAATGAATAAAAATAATTACGAACAATCATTTTTATTTCCTTCTAATAATTGGTTTTATATATTATATTGTCTAAAATACACTGATCATATGGACATACTTGATATGTATATGGACCATATCCAACAAAATCAGGTTTCCTTAAATGTATATTTTTCTTAAACATGATTAAATCTTCTTCGCGAAGATAATTTATAAAATTAAGAAAAACAAAGTCTGGTCTAATAAATTCCAATGAACGTTGATATTGTTGAATAGAAAATGTAAATATTCGACGTTGTCTTTTTGTTACGGTTGTTAATTCTGCTGGTTTATTTAATTCTTTCCATGATAACTCATTGCTATCAGGATAAACAGGACCACTATTTCCTATAATTCTGTTATTTTCTATAATATGTCCAACTCTAATAGGAAATGTTCTAATTGACATCATAACATTTCCCAAATAACACGGATGAATTCCTATATCTGCTAATACAGCAGATGGAATAACATCAACTTATGTACAATGAGGATAATTATAACCGAAATTGAGACCTAAATCAAATCCTTGTCCTGTTTCTATTAAAATATTAACACCTGAATCCATATAAAAATGAATAGGGATTTCATAAACTTCTATACCTAATTTTTCAAACTTAGATATATAGTCTTGTGCTAGTTTAGCTTTTCTCATTATTTTATTTGCTCTAGCCGAACCAGAACCAGACTGCGTACTTGCTATAGAAGCTACACCACTTTTATTTGCTTCTATTTTTTTATCATTATCAGATATGATTGCTGCTCTGGGATGAATAACAATTCTATTTGTATCTATATTAAATTCATTTATTTCTTTTATAAGAATTTCTAAATCAATTATTGATCCAGCAGATAGATAAATTGTACTTCTTTTATGTATAATCGATGATACAGGCAACATTTTAACAATACATTTTTTATCATTAAAATAAAATGTATGGCCGGCATTTGGTGATAATCTTCCAATTGAAATATCTATATGATTATATTCAGATATAGCTGCTGCAATAAGTCCCTTTCCTGTTGATCCAAATTGACCATCTATTATTATATTTGCTTTACCGGGTTTTATAAATCTACTTAACATGATATTCTTTTTGAGATGTTTTTTATATATAATAAACAAAAATTGTGTTTTGTTTCCTTTCTTCAAACACAACATTCATTATAG